AAGGCTGTCAGGGCCATTCAGAGCGCATTAATCATCGGTTCATCACAGGCAGCGCTGTATACGCCTATCGACACGTCCACGCTCATCAACAGCCAGTATCGAGAGCTCGACATCAAAGGTACGAGGTTAACCGGGCGGGTTGGCTACTCAGCAAACTATGCGGTTTATGTTCACGACCCGAATGTGCCGCAGACCTTCCGCCGGGCGACAGCCCAGAAGGAGTTTTTGACCAAAGGCTTCGAGGATACTCGCGACCTCATCGACCGCACCATTAAAAAGGAGATGAGCTTGTGAATCCTCCGATGCATCAGCGCGTTAAAAATCTTCTTATCGGTGCTGGCCTGACTTCCGGATACACGGTTCAGTCACTAATCTGGACTGATACGGGTGACCTGAAGCAGCGGTTCATCGTGTTCCGGCCGAATGGCGGCACTCCGGTAGACAGAGATATCGGCTCCGACCATTACGTGCTTGTTGACCTGATCACCGGCAAGACTGCAGGGGATTACGCTAAGTCAGAGTCTGACGTGCAGACCATCATCGACTACGTGCAGCAAAACCCTATCAGCGACCCCTGCGTCGGCCAAATCACCAATATGGGTGGCATACCATCACCAATCCCCACGGCAGAGGGGCGTATGGTCTGGCGCCTGCAATTTGCTTGCCTCTACGGTGAGTAATTCCATTAACTCAAACAAGGTCGCTCAGGCGGCCTTTTTTATTTCTGAAATGAGGTAAGAAAATATGCAAGGTTGCCCAACAAGCTTTGACCGCCTGATTGGTCGGGCTAAAACGCTTGAACTGGCCTATGGCTGCCCGGATGCTCTACCGTCTGAGGATGAGTGGAAGCTTATGGGGCTGCCAACATCAGCCACGTGGGATTTGAGTCCGGAATCACTATCCTCTGATGCTGACGAAGGCGGCATTACTGCAACGATGATCTCAGGTCTTGATCCGACTTACACCATTGAAGGTGAGGTCCGCACAAAAGACCGTACTGATGAGTTTGGGGTTCAAGCCTTTGTGAAGTACATCGTAGATGAAGTCATGGCTCGTCGGCAGCCAGGCGTATGGATGCGCTTCCATTGGGGGGATTATTACCACATCGGGTACATGGTTCCTTCGGGTGCGAGTGACGGCGGTGGAGTTAAGGAAATTGTTACATACAGTTTTGAGTTTAAGTTAAACGTGGGAACTACATTCCAGTTAACACAGGCAGGCACCGACATACCTGTTACGGGTGTGACATTGGCACCAACAACCAGCTCTGTGGCGGCGGGTGCCAGCACCACTTTCACGGTTGCTATTGCACCCGCTGATGCTGATAACAAGCTATTCACCGTTAGCTCATCCGCCCCAGCACGAGCGACTGTTGCCGCTGTAGGTAACACCGTCACGATTTCATCTCCATCAAATGCAACGGCAGGCGCAGCGGTTATCACGGTGAAATCCGATGATGGCGACTTTACGGCTACGCACACAGTGACAGTGACTGTTCCATAATCAAACCAAAGGGTGGCGAGGCCGCCCTTGATTTTGCTTATGGAGGAAAAATGACGCCAGTAAAAGAAATTGGTGAGTGCTTAATAACGCTTGGTGAGACCGATTACTTCTTTCGCCCTTCCTTCATTGCGATGGTAAAGATCGGTGATCCTGTTGAAATTGTTCAGACGTTTTACGATCTGCACAATGATGAGGTTTCGAAACTACTACAGCGCGGGATTGATGCTTTCGGATCTGTACCACAATGGTTGACCGATTACATTAACAGGCCTGAAATGGCAAAGAAGGCTGTCATGGCTGCCATTTCAGTATTAGATGCATGTTGTGACCGTGATATAACCGAACTAACCGGAGAAATCATTCCGGGAAGGTCAGGGCGATGGACCTTCGTATACCGGAAAGGGGCAATGGATCCGTTTGAAATGGTATTGATTGCGCAGGCCCTGATAACGCACGGAATTATCGGCAAGGCCAAAATTAGGCGACTGCAAAAACATGAAACAGGTCAGGTGACAACAGAGTTCAGGGCTTTCGACTATGTAAGCGCAGCCCGTCATCACTTCGGCATGCCAAGGGTGGAAGCAGAGCAACTAACGATGACTGAATTTCAACTTATGCTTGCCGCTAAATATCCTGATCAGAAAGGATATACGAGAGAAGAATATGACACCGCAGCAGATGAATTCTTTGAAAGGCGAAAGCGCAGACGCGCGAAAGCTGCGTAATGCCGAAATACTGCGCAACATTTAATCGTCTATGTTGTAAAAAACCCGCCGCCTGGTAGGATGATTTTCAAATACCTAAAGGCGTAAATTATGAAAATTTTAATCACAATGTTGACAATATTGCTTCCATTTTCAGCGCTTGCTGTGACAGACGATGAGATAGTTGCGTCAGTCAAAAAAGAAGCTGAAACTGTGTGGCTTCCTTCCGAAGTAACAGTTGAGTCTTTTGAAAATGCTAAGTTCTTTTCTAGCGCAGAAGATTCTGAATACGCACGCTCGGGGAACGTGTGCGGTGTAATTACAGCCAGGTCAGGGGATCAAAAAGTTTCCCTCAATTTTATATCAGAGGCTGAAGAGGTAAACGGCGGGGTGAGAGTTGGAACGCCTCAGCTATTTGACAAATCAAAAGAACCAGCAGTAGCGCGAAAAGCGCTAAGCCAAAAATGCAAGAACCCGCTTTAAGCGGGTTTTTTTATGCCCGGAGATTAATAAATGGCAGGCGATAAGCAATTAGGCACCATTGTTTACCAGGTAGAGATGGATGTCGCTGATCTGATTGCCGCTCAGCAAAAAGTTAACCAGCGCCTTGACCAGATGGATGGAAGTTTCAACAAATCATCTCAGTCTGCCGGCCGGTTTGAGGGGGCGCTGAACAAGGTTGGCGTTGCTATCGGCGCTGCTTTCACTCTGGAAACAGCAAAGCGTCTGATCGCAATTGGCGATGAGATGAACACGCTTCAGGCGCGCGTAGCGAGGCTAAGTCCAAGTATTGATGCCGCAAGAGAGACAATAAAGTCCCTTTCTGTTATTGCATCGCAAACTGGCAGTAGCCTTGCTGACACCGAGAGGTTATGGGAATCCATGACATCTGCTCTTAAGGAAACAGGCGCGGCAAACTCTCAGATTCTGGCACTCACATCCACCCTTCAAAAAATTGGCACAATTGGCGGTTCTTCGGCTGAAGAAATGTCTAACGCACTTCGCCAGTTTGGTCAGTCTATTGCAGGCGGAACGATTCGAGCTGAAGAATTCAACTCAATATTGGAGCAGATGCCAGAGCTTGCTCGCCAGATCGCTTCCGGGCTCGGAATTTCTATCGGCGAACTACGTAAAAGAATGCTTGAGGGGAAATTAAGTGCAACTGACGCGCTTAATGCTATTCAGGGTCGTTCTCAGGCGGTGAATGAAGAATTCGATAAGATGCCGGTCAGCATCGAGAGGGCAAAAAACAGCCTAGATGTGGCATTCAGAAATGCAATCAGCGATCTGAACCAGGCTATTGGCCTGACGTCTACGCTTGCCGGTCTGATGAAGAGCGTTGCTGATAACCTGAATTTCTATAACAACAATGCTGGCGATGCGGCAAGGATGCCGAAATTGATTAAGCTCCAGCAAGATCTAAATAAAGAGGTCCAAGAGGGCCAGCGCTGGTACGAGACTGACACCGTATTCCAGCAGCGTCGAGGCCAGGCAGCATTCGAGCTCAAAAAGACCGAGCAGGAAATAGCCAGCATTCGAGCCAAGGCAGCGCAGGATGCAAAAAATAACAGCGGATTTAAGCCTTCTGGCACTAAAGGCGACGATGCAGCCACCCAAAAGCTGGTCAAGAACTCTGAGAGAAGGCTTGCTCTGTCAAAGCTTGAAGGTGAGGCGCGCGCCCGTCTTCAGGCGCAATACGACGCCGCGGATGCAGGGGTAACTGATCAGAAAAGAGTTAAAGCTATTGAGGATCAGTACGCAGCAACTTACCGCAATACTGAGGCTCAGAAAGAGAACAACAGGGGAGGCAAGACTACTGCAAGTCAGGCAGAGGCAATCACGCAGAAGCTTGAGAACCTCAAAGGGCAGTCAGAGCTTGCAGCAGACTCAACAAGCCAGCTAAGCCGCGAGCAAGCCATCCTTAACGCCCAGCAATCGCTTGGTAATTCGGCAACACAGGCGCAGATAGACCTTGCAGGCCAATACGCGGCGAAGAAATGGGACACGGCTAACGCTATCAAGGCACAAGCAGCCGCTGAGAAACTGCTGCCGGAGGCTCGCGAGAACGCCAGTTATAAGCAGGATGTTCAGGACCTGAACACCGCACTGTCAGCAAAAAAAATCAGCCAGGAGCAGTACAACGAAACCGCTGAGAGGCTTGAGCAGGAGCATCAGGTTAACCTCGCGAAGATCCGCGCTAATCAGGCCGTAACCCCACAGCAGGCTGCTGCAGGAACTGTTGATCCTGTACAGCAATTGGCAAATGAGAATGCGCAGAAGCTTGCTCTTATCCAGCAGTTCGAAACGCAAAAGGGACAAATAACCCAGCGTGGTATTGAACTGATGAATGCCGCTAATACTCAGTATGAACAGGCGCGAATAGCTGCTCAGTGGGAAATTTATCGTAACCAGAGCGCCTCAAACAGCCTTCTTGCAGATGCGATCGACTCTTTGCAGGGAGGAGCTTCAAATGCCATAACTGGGCTGCTTAATGGAACCCAAAGCTTAAGCGAAGCATTTGCAAATATAGGTAGCACGATTCTAAACAGCGTAGTTAGCGGGCTGGTTGAGATGGGCCTTCAATATGTAAAAAACATGATTGTAGGTCAGGCGGCGGCGACTGCAGCTCTTGCTGCAACCGCGGCGCAAGCAACGGCGGCAGCTGGAATGTGGGCGCCTGCGGCTGTTAGCGCATCAATAGCAACCATGGGTGCTGCCTCTACTGTAGGCACTACGGCCTATTCAACCTCACTACTTGCATCTAAAGGCTTGGCAATCGCTGGCGCTCGTGAGCACGGCGGGCCCGTCAATGCCAGCAGCATGTATCAGGTAGGCGAAGGCGGAAAGCCTGAAATCTTCAAAGCCAGCAATGGCAGCCAGTACATGATCCCCGGCGACAATGGATCTGTAATCAGCAACCGGGATATTGGCGGTGGGGGCGGTGCCGGCGGTGGGGTGATTCAGCAGATAAATCACTTCACCATTCAATCACCCAGCGGTGACCAGCAGGAGCTTGTAACTCAAATCGCAAAAATATCTTATGAGCAATCACTTCGAGCCATGAGAGACCAGCAGCGCCCTGGCGGCATGCTCCGTAAATAACAGGAATAACCCATGCCAGAAACTTTCACATGGAGCCCACAAAAGGGCTTCACGGGCGACCGTACGCCTGATGTAGCCGTAGTAAAACTGGGCGATGGTTATGAGCAACGGCAGGTTAAGGGTATCAACCCGTTAATGGGGCGGTACCAACTGACGTTCGCAGGCTTCGACGATGCTAAATGCTCCCGACCTAATGTAGCTAAAGCGGCCGATGCGTTCCTGAAAGCAAGGATGGCTGTTGAAGCGTTCTACTGGACGCCATCGGATACCGGCGTGCAAAGACTGTATGTGTGCCGGTCATGGTCGCTGAAGAAGACCGGCAATCAGCATGAACTGACGGCCACGTTTGAGCAGGTGCCACGATGAGAGACATACCAGCAGAACTAATCATCGAAAGCACTGATTCCGGTGTTGGCGCGATGCTCGACCTGTTCGAGGTGGACCTGCTGTCATTCGGCGGCGATGTAATTCGATTTCATGCAGGCACGAACGGCTATTACGGCGACGTCATCTGGCAGGGCCGCCAGTATTCAGCCTATCCGATCGCGGTTGAGGGATTCGAAACCAAGTCAGAAGGCACCTACTCGCGCCCGACGATGAAGGTGGCGAACATCACCGGGCTTATCACCGGTATCAACCATGATTTCGATGATGCGCTTGGTGCGGTAGTGACGCGCCGGCAGGTGCTGGTAAAGCATCTCGACGCGGTTAACTTTCCAAACGGTAACGCTGATGCTGATCCGACAATGGAAGCTGTTTCACGCTACGTCATTGAGGAAATGGCTGAAGAGACGTTTGAAACGGTGACCTATAACCTAGCTACGCCAGTCGACTGCGATAATGCAATCATCCCGGCCCGCACCATCCTTGCTGACGTATGTCAGTGGGTTTACCGCGGCGACGGCTGTGGCTATTCAGGCGGGCCGGTTGCTGATGAAAAGGACAACCCGACCTCCGATATGTCGAAAGATAAATGCTCAAAGCATCTGAGCGGCTGCGAGTTCCGCTATCCGAAGCCGAATGCGAAGCCGTACGGTGCGTATCCCGGTTCAGCGAAGGTGTCATGATGATTGAAAGTGATTGCCTTGCTTACGCTGAATCGTCCGGTGACGAGGTCTGTGGGCTGATTATTGACGGTCAGCGATTATGGCGGTGCCGCAATGCGCATCCCGATCCGGCGCGCAACTTCCGGATTGGCGAAACAGACTGGCTTAAAGCAGAAGCGGCGGGAGAAATTACCGCCGTTTTTCATTCTCACCCGGAGCCAAAGCTTGTTCTTTCGGCTGCCGACAGGGTAGCGCAGATATCAACCGGAATTGAGTGGTGGCTGGCAAGCGCCGGCAGGCTTCGAAAGTTCCGACCGGTACCGCATTTACTGGGCCGCCGGTTCGAACATGGCGTGATGGATTGCTACACGCTTTTCCGGGACGCCTACCACCTGTGCGGCATCGACCTCCCAGACTTCGAGCGCACTAATGGATGGTGGGTTAGGGGTGAGAACCTCTACCTGAAGAATATGGCTGCCAACGGATTTTACGAAGTGAGTCCGGCCGACATTCTGCCGGGGGACGTCATTATTCGGCGTGCCTTCCCTGAATCAGACCCTTGCCACGCAATGCTCTGGCTCGGGGACAACACCGTACTCCATCACGAACTGGCCGGGCGCCTCAGCCGCCGCGAACCATACCGGCAAGCCTCTGTAAGCCTGACGCACTCTATATGGAGGCATGAACAATGCTCATCTTTCGATTTGCGGGGAATCTCCGACGACATTTCCGCCAAATCACTCTGAACGTCGATACACCCTCGCAAGGCCTGCGCCTTCTGCTTGCTCAATGCCCCGAATTCAAACGCGATTTCTATAAAACCCGTCTGCGTCTTCGCATCGATGGCGGTGACGTGTCACAGGATAACCTCGAATTCCACATGAACAGGCACCTGAAAGACGGTGCGACAGTCCTCTTCGTGCCGATTGTAGAAGGGGCAATCAGCGCCGTAGCTGCAGTTTGGATCATGGTGGCCGTCACGGTCGCCTCGGTTGCTTACTCGCTCTATATGACCTCACACATGAAGACGCAGAGCGCCGCAGACCAGGACACAAACTCCATTACCAATAACTCATTCACCAGCTCAGAGAACCGAATCGGCCAGGGCCGGGCGGTTCCAATACTCCTGGGCGAAATGGTGGTTGGCAGCAACGTTATCTCTCTCGGTATTGATACCAGCAACAATCAGGACTGGGACATTTCCATCAGTTAAGGTGAAAGCATGAGCTCAGGCGGCGGTGGCGGAAGCACTCCCAAACTTATCGACGACAACCTCAAATCAAAGCAGTTTCTCAAAGCCCTCGATCTCATCTCTGAAGGCCCGATTTACGGACCGGTAGACCAGAACCACCTTTCCTCGTTCATGGTGAATAAAACGCCCGTCACTGATGCAGCTGGCAACGTCACAATCAACGGAGTCAGCGTGGCGTGGCGGCCGGGTTCTGCAAATCAGGCGCCGATCACCGGCTTTGACGCGATTGAATCGACCACGGTCGTCAATACAGACGTAACGCAGAGCACACCGCTGGTACGTACGGTAACTGACACTGACGTGACTCGCGTGCGAATGAACATCGGTGTAACCGGTCTGGTAGAGCAGGATACCAAAGGCAACCAGCACGAAACCTCGGTGACCATGGTGATCGAGACGCGCAACGGTTCGGCCGGCTCATGGAATATCCAGAAGACAGTGACTATCAGCGGGAAAATATCAGGCGAGTACCTTGAGGCGCATATCATTGATGCTCCGGTGCAGAAGCCATTTGATATCCGTCTGCGCCGCGTCACTGCTGACAGCTCCAGCGACCTGCTTACTAATGGAACGATCTGGAACAGCTTTACTGAAATCACCGACGATAGCCTGTCATACCCATATTCGGCCGTAGCCGGCGCAGTGATTGACCGGGACCAGTACACCGACACGCCTACCCGCACATATCATCTGCGGGGTTTGATTGTCGATGTGCCGGATAACTATGACCCGATCGCCAGAACATACACTGGCATCTGGACCGGCGGGTTTAAATCCGCATGGACCAATAATCCCGCATGGCTGTTTCGCGCTTTAGTGAAAAATACGCGTTATGGGCTTGCCCGCCGGGCAGGCTACATCGACGTTGATGATGGCAGCCTTTATATCCTGTCTCAGTTCTGCGATCAGCTTGTTGATGATGGCTATGGCGGCAAAGAACCACGCTTCACCCTGAATGCTTATATCACTGAGCAATCCAGCGCCCGCGACATTCTCGACAAGATTGCAGGCATGTTCCGAGGCATTGCTCTGTGGGACGGCATGCGCTTCTCAATCATGCTGGACAACCCGCAGGACCCGGTGGCAGCTGTAACCAACGCCAGCGTTGTGGATGGGCTGTTTACTTACAGCTCCATGAAACGCTCAGAGCGCTTTAACGCCGTGGTAGTGTCATGGACTGACCCAAACAACGGATGGGAGCAGGTCAAAGAATACGTCTCTGATGACCAGATGATTGACCGTTACGGCTATAACGAAACGACGCTGGAAGCCTTCGGTTGCACCTCCCGCGGGCAAGCTTTCCGGGCCGGGAAATGGCTGCTGGAAACCTGCAAGAGAGAGACCAAAAAAGTCACTTTCAAGATGGCGCGAGATGCTATCGCCTTCATCCCGGGCGATGTCATTGAGGTCATGGATAATGACTATGCCGCCACAAGACTTGGCGGCCGCATCATTTCTCATAGCGGAGCCGTGATAACTGTGGATGCCGATGTTTCATCTCTGGCCAGCGGCGGCGACACAATGTCGCTGATGGGCTCTAATGGCAAATTCACACGCTATCCGATCGCATCAGTTTCTGGTCGAATCATCACCCTGCGCACTGCGCCGAACTGGGTTAAAGATGGAACGATATTCGTCATCTCTACCGGTGACGTGGCAACGCGCCTGTTTCGCGTTATGGGAGTCTCTGAAGACGAAAATAACTCTGTCTACAGCATCTCAGCAACACTCTATGACCCGAACAAGCAGGCAGTGGTGGATGATGGCGCGGTATTCGAAGCGCCTAACGATACTCTCAATGGATATCGTGTCCCGAACATCGAAAACCTGCGGATCATCAACGTCAACAGCGAGACTATTCAGGTCACAGCAACCTGGCAGACAGCGACGCTGACCAAGAAAATCGTGTTCGAACTCTATGTTTATAACGCGGACGGGAAGGTAGTTGCTCAGTACGAAACAGACCAGTTTCGCTATGACTTCTATGGACTGGATGCCGGTATCTATACGCTGGGCGT